TCTTCCGATCTGGGAAAGGGAGGAAGAATAATTTCCCCCTGTCGCCGCGAGCGACTAACCAACCAAGACAATGAAAACAATCCGCGAACTACTCGAAACCCTCCCACCAGAACTTGCAAAAAAGGCAATCAGAGCTGCCGAAATGACCAACCCTCAAATGCTCAATGAGCCATGCAAAGACGCGCGGACAGCAATACTGAAAGGCATCTCATGGGGCCGGTCAATCGAAGGATACGACTTCTGGAACTTTCAATACGCCACCATCGCAGCCGCCTAACCAATAAGCCAGCCGGGTTCAATCCCCGGCAAATCACCCCAACCATGACCGACCCATACCACCAACTAGCCGCGCGCCTGATGACGCTGGAGACACACGAAGAACGGCTGAGAGCCATCCACGCCAACAGGCTAGAGCGGGCGCTGTTAGCTGCTGCCACAATCCTGGCCGCAATCCTCATTAGCGGCATGATATAATCCCCGTAACGGAACCGCGCCCCGCAGCCGGGTTGCCGAGTGGCAAAACGGTGGACAGTCCGGCGGGGCGCGGTATTACTCAACCTAACGAAACAATGACAAGCAAACCAACACAAGCAGGACAGCACGGATATCAATCCGCGTGCGATCCGAAAGAAAACAACTGCCATTTTGGCACATTCTCAATCTCATTTTTCCGATGGGAGAACAAAGCCAAAAGAGGACTCAAAAAAGGAAAGTCGTTTATGCGATTGACCGCCAGAACCGACCAGCGCCAAACGGCATTTGAACAGGCGGAAATCATAGTTCGCCAGCTTGACGACGGATGGATACCAGAAAAGAAAGGATACAAGCTACAGTGACCGACCAACCCGACCTATTCGCCGGAATCCCAGCCATGAAGTCGCCTAGGCTGCGGTGGATTGAAGCAAACGGCATTACCACCGAAATGCGCGTAAGCTCTCAAGGCATGGCGTGGACGGCAACCCGTGGCGATTACTCCGCCAAGGGCATTACCGAGGATGACGCGCTGTTCGCTATTGCCAAAATAACCAACCTCAGAATGTGGAACGAATTATGAACGAACCAACAACCATCAACGGCAAGCCGATTTCATCAGTCGGGAAGCTTCACTTACAAGCCATCGTTGCGCCTGGCGATCCAACCCGGCACGGGAGCCTCAAATGCTTTCGGGCCGAGACCCCGCAAGACGCGCAAGCTGCTATCGGACGCTGGGAGCGATTCAACAAGGAGAAGACGGTTAGAAAGGCGGTGATATGAGCAAGGGAAAGAAACGTTGCTATTTCTGCGGCTGCGCTATCAACAACCAGAACCGAACAAGCATCAAGCTTGTTAAGCTTGATAGGTTTGCAAATATCATGTGGACACATTGCTGCCACAAATGCCGAGCCAAGGAGGAAAAGAAGCCATGAGCAAGACGCCAAGGACTGACGCGGCAGCGTATCCGGAGCCGATTACATTCATTGAGGTTGTCGGGTCAGAATTTGCAAGACGCCTTGAATCCGACCTTGGCGACTGCCTGGCAACCCTTGAATCCGTGCGGGATTATTTGCAATGCGGCCAATGCCTATGCGATTTCCGACCTGAATCGGAAAACGTATGCGGACGCTGCCGGATGCTCGACGACGTTGAAACCACCCTGAAGAACTGCAAGCCATGAAAACCACCAAAGCAATCGACATCCTGCTCGACCATAACGCTTGGAGGAAATCGCAAGGAATGGAGCCACCAAAGCACACGGCGAGTAGGATAGGTGAGGCGATTACAACGCTTTGCCGTGATGCTGATTTGCTAATCGAAGCACTCGCCGAACTCGTCGCCGCGACCCGCGATAAATGGCGCACGGAGAACGGGAGCTTGCGCCAATACAAAGCCGTCACGGCGGCGGAAAAACTACTGAAGAAATGACAACCGACCCAATCCATATCTACGCCATGCGACTCCACCTTAAACCGCTGGCATTCCTGAAACTCTGCGGCGTCGGTCGGACAACATGGTGGCGGTGGAAAACGCATCGCTACCAACCACGGGCGGCGACTGCCGCGAGGATTGAGGAAACCTATCGGAAGCTAGCCAAAAGACATCGCCAACCATGAATCACTTAATCGGAAAACGAATCATCGTGCTTTGGACTGACAAGGCATATAACACAGGATGCGATTGGCCATCGTTTCGAGTCCTTGACGCTTGCGGAGAGCATCTATGGTGTCAAGGAGTCGATTCACCGGACGGCGCAAAGCATGACGGGTCGAAATGCTCGATTCCTTGCACTGATTTCAACGACGTAATCATTTGGGCCGAGCCATGATAACCCTCCGCGATTACCAGCAAGCCGGAGCGTCCGACATCCGCGACGCTTACCGACGCGGGAAACGCCGCCCGCTATTCGTTGCGCCGACCGGCAGCGGAAAGACCGTGCTTTTCGCTTACATCGCGCAAAATGCCGCGAAGATAGGCAACCCGGTTTTGATTCTCGTTCACCGGCAGGAGTTGGTTGACCAAACGTGCCGAACGCTCAACGCATTCGGCGTCGCTCACGGCGTGGTTGCCGCTGGTCGGACGCCTGACCGATCACACCTAGTCCAAGTTGCCAGCGTGCAAACATTGGTGCGGAGGTTGGCACATTACAACCCGTCTTTGATCATCGCAGACGAGGGACACCACGCCACGGCTGGCAGTTGGTTGAAAGTGATTGCCGCTTACCCATCGGCGCGCGTGCTTGGCGTCACAGCGACTCCGGAGCGGTTAGACGGTAAAGGGCTTGGCGAAGTGTTCGACGCGCTCATAATGGGTCCAGCCGTGAGGGATTTGATTCGTGCTGGCCACCTTGCGCCGCCGGTCTATTTTGCCCCGCCGATGGCTGCGGATTTCTCCGGCGTCAAAATGCGCGGTGGTGACTTTGCCGCCGACCAACTCGCCGCAGCCATGGACCGCGCGACGATTACCGGGGACGCTGTTGACCATTACCGCCGGATTTGCAACGGCGCGCCTGCTGTGGCATTCTGCGCGTCTGTGGCGCACGCTCAACACGTTGCCGACCAGTTTGCTTCCGCTGGATACCACGCCGGGACGATTGACGGGAACATGGAACGCGAGGCTCGCCGGGACATCGTGCGGGCGCTTGGCGACGGTCGCTTAAACGTGCTGACATCGTGTGAGATAATCAATGAAGGATTTGACCTGCCAATCGTTGAGGCTGCAATCCTGCTGCGCCCAACCATGTCGCTAGGCTTACACCTGCAACAAATCGGGCGGGTGCTTAGGCCATCGCCAGGCAAGACTCGCTCCGTCATTCTCGACCACGTCGGCAACCTTGCGCGGCACGGGCTGGCAGAGGCAGAACGCGAATGGAGATTGGAAGGACGACCGAAAGGCAAGCGCAAGGCGCAAGAGGAGAATGTGGAGGTTTGCCAATGCCCGAACTGCTATTGCTGCCACGACCCCGCGCCGGAGTGTCCAGAGTGCGGGCATGTCTATGAGCGCAAAGCGCGCGAGATTGAACACCGTGACGGGACACTTGAAATGGTTGACGGGATCATTGACGAGCATAATCGGGCTTGCTCCGCTTGCTCAACAATCCACTCACGATGGGATACAAAATGCCCGTGCTGCGGATTATTCGTTGACCCGTCACGCCAACGCAAAGCAGAGCAATCAAAGGCGCAATCGCTTGACGATTTGATTGCGCTAGGAAAGGCCAGGGGATACAAAAACCCGGCAGCGTGGGCGAGATACGTTTGGGGATCAAGACAACAAAGGAGACAACCAGCATGAACGAAACAGCAATCCTTCAATCAATCCGCCTTGGCCTATCGCAAGACCCAGCTGTTAGGATTTTCCGCAACCAGACTGGCGCGCTTAAAGACCAGTCCGGGAGATTGGTTAGGTTCGGGCTTTGCAATGGATCGAGTGACCTGATAGGATATCGGTCAATTACAATCACGCATGACATGATCGGACGCCGGGTTGCTGTGTTCGTGGCGGTAGAGGTCAAAGCACCAGGGAGAAAAGCTACGCCGGAGCAAATCAACTTTCTCGACAAAGTGCGCGCCGATGGCGGGTTTGCCGGAATCGCCCGTTCAGTCATGGAAGCCAAGGAAATCATCACACTATGAACACGCCAGCGCAAAACGCGTTAGAAATACTTCGCCAAGATCAACGCATAATCGAAGCTCGCCTAAATATGGCAATCGTCCATGAGGGGCAAATACGCGCAATCCATGATGACGCAAGCGAAGTTCTGTCGCAACTGATGCGACTTAAAAAAGACATGGACGAACGAATCAAATCAATCACCGAAAAGCTATGACAACCCGCCAGTCATTTGAGCAATGGATTACAGCGCCGCCGTTTGAGAGGTCAATCAACCGCCACGGACCGGACAAGGCATGGCCGGGCAACTACTGCGAATATGAAGTGCAATTGGCATGGGAGGCATACGAGCGCGGCGCGGCGAGCAATTCGACTTGCATCCGCCTTTACATGTCCGACATCGACAAATCCGCCCTAGAAAAACACGACGGCAAGACCGGAATAGTTCTTTACGTCACCACCGCCACGGGGCTACCGCACGGAGCTACTCATGCGGTATATCAAGGCATGGCGATACTCGGGACGGATCACCGGGTAATCGGACATGCAAGGATGTATGATGCAAATTCTCCCAAAACAAACACCAACCAATGACAACGAAACAAAACACAGACTACGATCAATTCCTGAAAAGCAAAGTCCGCATGGCTTGCGATGACGGAGTAACAATCGACGCGACAGGAATCAATCACGCCCTAAAGCCGCACCAGCGAGCAATGGTTGAATGGATGGTAAAAGGCGGGCGGCGAGCTTGCTTTGCATCATTCGGGCTTGGAAAGAGCGTGGTGCAATTAGAAACAACCAGGATCATCACGGAAAACGAAGGAGGGCGCGGATTGATCGTCTGCCCGCTCGGAGTGCGGCAAGAGTTTGCCCGCGATGCGACAGAGATTCTTGGATGGGAAACACCGCCTAAATTCATTCGCAGGATTGAAGAAGCCGGTCCAACCGGAATCTACCTAACCAACTATGAGACCGTTAGGGATGGCAAGCTGGACCCCGCTGAGTTCTTGGTTGTATCACTTGACGAGGCCGCAATCTTGCGCGGGTTCGGTGGCAGCAAGACCTTTCGGGAGTTCATGCTGCTATGCACCGGAGACGGCGGGCCAACCGGACGATCACGCGGAGACAAGAAGACCGTGAAATATCGGTTTGTCGCAACTGCCACGCCATCGCCTAACGAATACATCGAGCTTCTTTGCTACGCTGATTTCTTGGGCATTATGGACGTTAGCCAAGCCAAGACCAGATTCTTCAAACGAGACTCAACTAAAGCCGACAAGCTCACGTTGCACGCTCATAAGGAGGAGGAGTTCTGGCTATGGGTAGCAAGCTGGGCGCTATTCGTGCAAAAGCCTTCCGACCTTGGATTCACGGATGAAGGTTATTCATTGCCAGAGATGGATGTTCATTGGCATTGCGTGGAAAGTGATTATTCTAACCTTGGATTCGACAAAATGGGGCAAGGCAAGCTCATGAGGGACGCAGCTATTGGAGTGCAAGATGCAAGCGCGGAAAAACGGGCGAGCATGGCGAAGAGGATTGAAAAGATGGTAGAGCTTCGCAAATCTAACCCGCTTGATCATTGTTTGGTATGGCATGACTTGGAAGATGAGCGCCGAGCAATTCAAGATGCGTTGCCGGACTCTCTGGCTGTCTGGGGGTGCCAAGATATGGACGAGCGTGAGCGTCGGATCATTGGATTCTCTAACGGCGACTTTGCAACTCTATCAACTAAGCCGGTTATCGCCGGGAGTGGGTGCAATTTCCAAAGGTTTTGCGCATGGGAAATTTTTGTGGGGATAGGGTTCAAGTTCGCGGATTTCATTCAAGCAATCCACCGGACTTACCGATTCCTGCAAACAAAGAAAGTAAGAATAGACATCATCTATACGGAAGCCGAGTATGCCGTTAAAAAGACACTCGAAAGAAAATGGCAACAACACATTATTATGGTTAAGAACATGACTGAGATTATTCAAAAATTCGGGCTGTCACAGGCAGCAATGGCTCAACACCTGACAAGAGGCATGGGCATTGATAGCGCCATTGTCTGCAAAGGCGAGCGGTTTGCTCTAACCAATGAGGATACAGTGAAAGGCACGGCTGAGCTTGCCGAGAATAGTCTCGACATGATTCTGACATCCATCCCGTTCTCAACTCAATACGAATACTCACCGAACTACGCTGACTTCGGACACAGCGAAGGAAACGAAGAGTTTTTCGGGCAAATGGATTACTTGACGCCTTCATTGCTTCGCGCATTGAAGCCTGGTCGCTTGGCAATCATCCATGTCAAGGACCGCATCGTGCCGGGTGGCATGACCGGGCTAGGTTTTCAAACCGTCTATCCGTTCCACATGGAAACCACGCGCCATTTCGTGAAGCATGGCTTTGCATACATGGGCATGAAAACCATTGTAACAGACGTGGTGAGGGAGAATAATCAAACCTATCGCCTTGGTTGGACAGAGCAATGCAAGGACGGCTCAAAGATGGGAGTAGGAATGCCGGAGTATCTGCTCATGTTCCGGAAACCACCAACTGAAACGAGCGATAGTTACGCGGATGAGCCTGTCGTGAAATACACGGGCCGTGAACATATCTGCGACGAATGCGGGCGGGTATATACTCAGAAAGACATGGCAAAACTCACATCGGAAACGTGCGAGTGCGGCGGAGACATTGTTCCGGTGAAATTCCACAAGAAAACCAAGAGTCGGGTTTATAGCCGCTCACGTTGGCAGACTGACGCACATGGATTCACCCGCAGCAGTGGCGACCGTCCGCTTACATGTGACGACCTGAAAGGACTAACCCACGCTGATATATTCCAGCTTTTCAAAGCGCACAGCTTGGACACTGTTTATTCGTTTGAGAATCACGTCAAATTCGGCGAAGCGATTGACGCGCTTGGAATGCTGCCGGTGACGTTCATGCTTTTGCAGCCGCAAAGCTGGTCCGATGACGTGTGGACAGACATCACTCGCATGATGACGCTAAATGCCTCGCAGTGGAGTCATGGCAAGGAAATGCACCTTTGCCCTATGCAATTCGACATCGCTGACCGATGCATTGAGCAATTCACCATGCCGGGTGAGACTGTGTTTGACCCGTTCGCCGGGATCGGCACCGTGCCTTACCGTGCAATTCTGAAAGGCAGAAAAGGAATTGGCTTTGAACTCAATCACGCTTATTACCTCGACGCTTGCTCATACTGCCAAGCGGCGGAAGCGGAGATAACTATGCCGAGCCTGTTCGACTTGGCGGAGCTTGAGTCTATGAGCGCAAAACCAATGGGCCAACAATAACCAACCCGCCAACCATGATCGACTTCCAAGCCATCGCCGCAGCCGCGCTGCAATCCCTTCCGTCACTCCTCGCTGAATGGTTTCCTAACGGACACCGCGAAGGCAACGAACTGAAGGTAGGGTCAACGTCCGGCGAACCGGGGCGCTCATTGTCCATCAATCTGCGCTCCGGGGTTTGGAAGGATTTTGCCAGCGGACAAGGCGGGAGCGATCCTATCGGATTGCTCGCCGCTATCCGGTCATGCACGATGGCCGAGGCTGCGCGGGAGATTGACGCCCGCCTGCAAGCCAACCTTGCGCCGCCTGAGTGGCAACCAGCGGCAACGAAGCAGGATTGGCTGCCGATAGTGCCGGTGCCGGATGGCGTCCCGTCGCCTGTGTTTCGCCACAAGCGGCACGGGACGCCATCGGCAAGCTGGGCCTACCGGACGGCTGATGGTGGGGTGATCGGATACATTCACCGCTTCAACCTGCCGGAAGGCCACAAGGATATTCTGCCGCAAACCTACTGCCAATCAGGGGATCGGCGCGAATGGCGGTTTCAATCATTCCCAAAACCCCGCCCGCTTTACGGGCTGGATTTGCTTGCCAACAATCCCGACGCCGGGGTGATCGTGGTCGAGGGCGAGAAAGCCGCCGACGCCGCGCGGACTATCTGCCCCGGCGTGGTGGTGACGTGGCCGGGAGGATCCAAGGCCGTTCGGTATGTCGATTGGCAACCGCTGGCAGGTCGGAAAGTGCTGATTTGGCCGGATGCCGACGCGCCCGGGCATGACGCGGCGCGGGCTATCGCCGGGGCGCTCTCCGGCATTGCCGGCAAGGTTCGTATCATCCAGCCCCCCGCCGGAGTTGCGGAGGGATGGGACTTGGCCGACGCGGTGGCGGAGGGATGGGATAGCGCGAAGTTGCTGGCATGGCTCAAACCGCCCGCCACGCCGACACAGGACGCGCCTGAACCTCCGCCGGGATACAACTGCCCTGATGATACCGCCGTGCCGGTTGAGGCAACCACAGCGCCGCCACAGCGCAAATGGAAAGATGACCGAATCGGAGACTTGCCGTTCCGGCTCTTGGGAGTTGACGGTGACTCATTTTTTTACATGCCGGACAGCGGGCAGCAAATCGTGAGTCTATCAGCCTCAGCGCACTCGAAAAACAATCTCATGCGCCTAGCCCCGCTTCAAATCTGGGAGGCTGAATACCCGACGAAGCAGGGTGCCGACTGGGACGCGGCAACCAACGCGCTGATCCAACGCAGTCAAACCCTGCCGAAATTCGACCCACGCCGGATACGCGGGCGCGGATGCTGGATTGACGGCGCGGACGTGGTTTTCCACGCCGGGGATAAGCTGGTTGTTAACGGTCGCGAGGTTGACATACCGACGTTTTCAAGCGCCGTTCGGGCAATCTACGAAGGCGCGCTGGAAATACCCGTGGATTCTGCCGAGGTTGCCACGAACGCGCAAGCTGCCCGGCTGATTGAATTGTGCGAGTTGCTATCTTGGGAGCAACCGCTATTCGGGAAACTCCTTGCCGGGTGGATTGCGCTCGCTCCTATCTGCGGGGCGCTCGGGTGGCGTCCGCATTTGTGGGTTACTGGTCCATCGGGCAGCGGCAAGTCGTGGACGGTGGCGAACATCATTCACCCGCTTGTTGGGCGCACCGCGCTGCATGTTCAGGGCAACACCAGCGAGGCCGGGATACGCGGTCATTTGGGCAGCGACGCGCTGCCGGTGGTATTTGACGAGGCAGAGAGCGAAGACCGAGCAAGCCAAATCCGGTTTAACGGTGTTTTAGAACTCGCCCGCCAAGCGTCAACGGAAACCGGCGCAGGAATCGTCAAGGGGACGGCATCGGGCGGGTCAATCACTTACATGATCCGTTCCATGTTCCTTTTCGCCAGCATCGGCGTCGCCGCGGTCAAGAAAGCCGACACCAGCCGCGTGACGGTGCTGCCGCTGCGCAAGAATACAGGTCCATACGCGCAGGAGGACTTCGACCGCATCAAGTCCCTATGGCGTGACACGGTCGGCTCAGATGGCTATTGTGAGCGAATCCGAAGCCGGTCACTCAGGCATGCCAAAACGATCAACACCAACACGGAAACATTCTCATCGGTCGCTGTCGAATTCACCGGCGACAAGCGCAGCGCAGACCAAATCGGCACGCTACTTGCCGGTGCATACTCGTTGACCAGCGGCAAGGAAATCACGAAGCAGGCGGCGCGCTCATGGATGGCACAGCAGGACTGGTCCGGCTTCAGGTCGGAAGACGTTGACAACGACGAGAATCAATGCCTGGCTCACCTGTTCGCCGCTCCAATCCGGTTTGAGATTCAAGGACACGGCGCAACCATGTCTGTCAGTGAGATCATCGCAGAGATTCACGCGCTGCCGGAATACACGCCAGTCGAGGCAGAGAACTTCCGCCGTGATGAGTTCCGAAAGACCCTACTCAGGCACGGGATGAAGCTAGAAGGCGAGGCGCTATTTGTCGCCAACCGTCACCAGTTATTGGAGAAAATCTTCACCGACACGGCATGGGCAGGGGCAAAGTGGAAGCTGCAATTGGAGCGCGTCAAAGGTGCAAAGCGGGTGGAAACGATGGCTTTTGGATCGCATGTGAGGCAAAGAGCGGTGGAAATTCCGGTGTGAAATTCGGAAAATCGGCAGCAAAACAAAGTTTCAAACGACCGTTTGAACCAAAACCGCCCCGGAGTGCAACGCGCATTTCGGGGCTTTTTGTTACCACCGTAACCGGTTTTGTTATTCGTAACTTGTTGCAATCACAGTGTTTTTGCGCCGGAATCGGTCGGTAACAGCACCGTCCGCTGTAGAGGCGCTTGGGGGCGCGGGTGTGGGCGCGGGTGTGTGGGCGCGGGCGCGCCCGCTATATTATTATTATGTACATTTTTCTGTTACTCTCTCTCTCAGGCGGGCAAAGGCTTGAATTCCAATGACTTGCGTGGTAACAGCGACCGTTACCTAGTCCGTTACTTTGCAACGGTTAGAAAAACCGCTTGCCATCGGGGCCAATCTGGCAATCCTTGACGCATCACCAACCAACACCATGAGAGACATTGACATAGACGAATCGCAGCCGATGAAATTCCTAAGCCAGTCGGTCGGGCGAGCGTGCGACGCCTGGCTGGCAACCAGAGGCATGAAGCGGGAAAGCTGGAACGTGGAAGCGGCGCGGGAGAAGGAGAAACGAGGCGCTTACAAGCCGCGCGAGATCAAGGAGCCATCGGAGGAAGTCCGATTCTGTGGGGAATGCGGGTCAAGATTCGTGGTCATGATGAAGACACAGAAGTTTTGCCGGTCATCGTGCAAGATGGCCGCTTACCGGAAATCACGCAAAAAACCATGACACCACCAACCAGACTCCGCCTTGTCGAATGCTCTGCCGCCCGAATGGACGACCCGAATCATCACCTGCACCGGCGCGCGAGCGGGTATTGGGTTATGCGCGTAACCATAACACGCGACAAGGGGCTCACCGGAAGCCGAATCAAGATCGGGATGAAGACTCATTCCGCGGATAAGGCAAGATTGCGCAGAGATAGGCTTCTGGCCGCGTTTGTGGAGGCTGGGCTAGTAACTACGCCGGGGGCCATTTCGGACGCTTGACGATGGCGCACGCGCGCGGAAAAGTGATGGCATGAAACGGGACAGCGACAAAACCAAGGCAGAAGTGCTGACCAGGGTCGAAAAAAGACCAAGGGGAAGACCGTCGAAATTCGTGCCGGAAGTGGTTGACCGGATTTTGACAGGGTTGGCACAAGGGACTCCGTTAACTATCATCTGCGAACCGGAGGACATGCCGAATCGTGATTGTGTTTATGAGTGGATGAAAGAAGACGAGGAGTTTTACCGGCAAATCGCGCGCGCAAGGGAGGCAGGTTTTGACCGAATCGCGCTTGACGCCATGGCTATCGCTGACTCTAGCGAGCTTGATACGGTGGCATTTGAGCGGGCAGGGCAGACGGTTGAGATTCCAGACAAGGAGTGGATTCTGCGCACCAAGTTACGGGTTGAGACGCGGTTGAAACTCTTGGCTAAATGGGACCCGAAACGCTACGGGGACCGCATCGCCACTGAAATCAGCGGACCAGACGGCAAGCCAATTCAATCGCAATCCTCGCATGAGATTTCGCCGGAGATGCAAGAGGCGATTCTTTCCCGCGCGTCCGATGCCGCCCGCATTGCCTCCGGTGTTTCCGCGCCTGCATCATTCCGTGGCGAGGAATCCGACAAATGAAGCTGACCCCGTGGCAACTGGCGATTGCGCGCGGAAAGACGCTCATGGGCTGGCAGATTGAATCGTTGGAGTCATTCGGCAGGGGATACCCTACGGCGCTGATAACGGCGAACGGAGCTGGCAAGACATGGCTGGCAGCATCGGCAGTCGATTGGTTTTTCTCAAAGCACCCGAAGGGATGGCTGGTTGCCACGTCGTCAAGTTTCAATCAGCTCCAAAACCAGACATGGGCGAGCATGGCAACGCAGCTACCCGGCAATTTCGAGGTTAGGCGTGCATCCTCGCCGCTACGAATCAAAGCGCCAGGCGGCGGTGAGGGGATCGGATTTAGCACAAAAGACGCAGGCAGGGCCGAGGGTTGGCATCCTAAGCAGGGACCGGACGTTGACCCGGTTATGATCCTGATCGACGAAGCAAAGACGGTGCCTGATGCAATCTGGACGGCGTTTGACCGTTGCACCGTTGCCTATTCGCTCATTATCTCGTCCGCTGGTCCTCCGGTCGGTCGGTTCTTTGACTGCTTCCATTCGCTGAAAAAATACTACTGGACGCGCAAAGTTCCATCCGATGAATGCCCCCACATTCCAGCGTGGAAGCGCGAGCGAGACCGGGAGCTAATGCCGCCGGATAAATTCGCATCCGCTCATTCGGCAGAGTTTACAATGGATGGTCAATTTCTCATTATTGACCCCGAAGCGCTCCAAGCGGCAATCCTACTGCAGCCAACCGCGAACGAGATTGGCGGAGAGACTGTCGCGTTTTTCGACTTTGCCCGTGGAGGGGACGAGAACGTATTTGCTTTGCGCCGTGGTAATCGGGTGCGGATTGTTGAGGCATGGAGGCAGCGTGACACGGTTCAAGCCGTGCGCCGGTTCATCCACCTTGCCAACTCAAACAACGTCAAGCCGCACCAATGCTACGGCGACGCAGACGGGCTAGGTGGGCCGATGGTTGACCAGTTCCGCGATGAAAATTTTCCAATCAATGAGTTCCACGGCGGGTCAAAACCGCTTGACGCTGAGAACTATTCCAACCTGATTTCAGAGGTTTGGATTCAAGGTTGCCGCCGTATCCAACGCGGAGACTTCAACATTGGCGAGCCTGATCCTGAGACGAAGCGGCAACTGACAACCAGGTTGTTTCAATGGGATGCAAAGGGCAAGAAAAAGGCGGAATCGAAAGAGGACATGGCAAAGAGAGGTCTTGGATCACCCGACCGGGCGGATGCGATTCTTGGTTGCATCGGCTGCGGTTCATGGATGAACGGTGCTGTCACTGCCGATTCATTCCACCGGCAACCAGTCAGCGATAACCCGTTCGGTGCTGGTCTTGTAACGGGATGGTAATCGGGGGCCATTGCCTAACCTTGCATCCGGGGGCCACGAAAGGCGACATTGCCGCGATGAAAACGCGCCATTTGTTCGCCATTGCCGCTCTCGGCTTGCTTTGCTGGTCGATGACCAGTTGCACCACGACGGTTACGAAGTTGCCGGACGGCACCACGATCACCACGACCGGGCCGGATGCTGTCGGCGTCAACGCCGCGCTGGTTGCCGCTCAAATCTTCGCTGAAAAATGAAAATGCCGACTGCTTGGGAATACCGCCATGTTTTTGAGGTTGTTGCGCTCGCTGGATTCATCGCCATGCCTTACGCCATCGTTCACGACATTGGATGGCTCCTTGTGGTGGCGTTAGTGGCGTTCGTAATCAACCTCGGCCTAATGATCCACCTTTCAGACTGAAAAATGACCCTAGCGCAATCCATCGTTGACGTTGCGGCGGCAGAGATCGGCGTTGAGGAAATCGACGGCACGAACTGCGGGCCAAGGGTCAACGCCTACAAGTCCGCAACCGCTCTCGACCCGTCGCAAGGCTGGCCATGGTGCGCGGCGTTTGTTTGTTGGTGCGTTCGCGAGGCTATGAAGCGTTGCGGAGTCGAGGAAACAGCCACTTTTCGCCGCCCGACAACTGCCGTCGCATGGGCGCTAGAACATTGGAGCTTGGCGCAAGACGGCACCACTCGAACCCAAAAGCCCCCACGCGACATCAAAGCGGGTGATATTCTCGTTTTCACGTTCTCGCACTGCGGAATCGCCATAGGACCAGCCACGCAAGGAATGGTGCAAACCATCGAAGGCAACACGGACGGGCAGGGATCACGCGAAGGCGGGGCCGTGCTGGTCAAGCGCAGGCCAGTCTCGAAAATACGCTCACGAATCAGATTTACAATTTAACTATGATCGCCCGCCGCATTAACCTGAGAATCCACTACTGGCTAGGCAAGGCCTGCAAGTTGCTTGGATTCTGCCGTGATTGCCGGTCAACCCTGAATTTCCTCCCGTCGGGCTGCGCTATCTGCCCGAACTGCCGCAAAAAATACTGACTCATGATCGCAAATATCGAAACCGCCGCATCTGGATTTATCGCCGTATCCGCCTCGCTACTTGGAAGCAAGACAACGAGAATGCTTGCCGACGTTACTAACGCGCCCATGCCGGATTGGATGACTTGGCTTGTCGGTCCGGTTGGCGCGCTTGTCGGTCTTGCTATCGCGCTTAGATGGATGAGCGCAAGACTTGACCGCACCGAGGCCAAGGCGGAAGCAAAGGAACTTGCGCGGGACAAGGAATCGAAGGATGAGCGGGACCGATTGATTGTCGCGCTCGAAAGGTCAACCGTTGCAATGGATGGGGTGAAATCCGTTATTGCTGGGTGCCAAGGCAAGAAAACAGCAACGCCAACGCAAGACTAATCAAGAACCATGAACATTTCCCCACAATTCCGACCCGTTGGCGCTGCTTTGCCGCCACGCCGTGACATTGTCGCTGCCGCGTCCGCTGAAAACCGCAGGCAGCGCAACGATTGGGCCAATTCCATCAACGTGCCAGCGGCGCGGGATCGCATGTGGGATATTTTCGAGCGGGAGCAAAAGCCAACAGACGTAAAGGCGACGCTCGCAGCTGCGCTTAATGGCGACTTGCACCAGCAAAGCCTCCTTTTCACGGCCATGATTGACACCTGGCCGAAGCTGCAAAAGTCGATTGACGAGGTTTCGCGGATGGTAGTGACAGCGCCGTGGAAAGTCATTCCATACGCACCACGCGGCGACAATCCGAAGAAGTCAGCGGAGCGCATGGCGCGGGAGATTGAAGCAATCGTTTGGGGGATGAAACCACGCCCCGAACGCATGGAGGATGGTCTAGAATCTACCATTTCCGGGCTAGTGCGCGGGTATTACTACGGGCATCGGGTCGCAGAAATCCGATGGGATAAATCCGCAGACGGGACATGGAAACCACGATGCACCAAGGCGGTTCCGGCGCGGTATTATGGCTACCCGTATTACGACCCGAAAGATGACGCAGAAGACCGCCTCATGTTTGATCCTAGCGGTGCAATGGGAGCGCGGGTTTATGAAGACTTTGCACCGAATCGTTTCCTGATTGGCGTTCATTCGGGCCATGACGGGCATCCATCCGTTGCCGCACCGTTGCGTGCGCTGGTAGGGTATTGGTTGGCGGCGGTCTATGGGCTGAAATGGTTCATGTCGTTTACTCAGCTTTACGGCGTGCCATGGCGCCACGTTGAGGTTGCCGACGCTTCCGACGTTTCCGCCGTTCAGGCTGCGATGGCAGACATCGGATCAGCGGGATACGTCATTACCAACTCCGGAACCAAGGTCAACGTCATGGACGCGGCAAAAGGCGGCGACGCTATCCCGCAAGCCGCTTTGCTAGACCTGGCCGACCGTCAATGCGAGCAATTCATTTTAGGCCAAACGCTGACCAGTGGAACCGATGGCACCGGCAGCCGCGCGCTTGGCGAGGTTCACGAAAACACGCTTAACGCGGTCGTTTCCGGCGTCGCTGACTTCGTTGGTGGGATTCTCACGCATCAACTCATTCCAGCCATCGTGGCGGTCAACTACGGCGAGCGGTCAGACCTGCCTGAGATGTGGGCAAGGTCGGAAGAATCGAAGGATGAGAAAGCGATGGCTGAGCGCGATGTTGCGCTTGGCATCACCTCCGGCGTCGTGCCTGTCGCGTCCGCTTGGTTTTACGAGCGGCACGGGATACCGCAACCGGCGGCAGGGGATGAATTGCTTGTGGAGGAGTCTGAAGAACAGGATGAAATCGCCACGCCGCAAACCGGCACGGAACCAGAACTTGAAACCGAACCGGGAGATGACGAAGAACCGGAACCACCCGCAAAGCCAGTCAAGGCAAAGCGAGCGCGCAAGAAGCCCGTCAAAGCCGCCGATGCTGCCGCGCTTGACTCACTAAGCGAGCGGATGAAAGACCTTGAGAAAGCCGTGAAAGAGGGCAAGCTAATCGACGAAGACTCATTGGCGGCGCTCCTTGGAGCGGCATGGGTTAGCGGGGCGAAAGAACCGACCAATGACAAATGACGCTTTCAAATCGTTTGCCAAGCGCGAGAATCTACCCGCCGAATTGACAAGCGCGGAGTGGGAAACCATTCCATCGGAGATCCGACAGCGGGCGTTCTTCATGGCGCGGGTGACTGAGGCTGAGATTTTGCAGCGGTTTCGTGATGGTGCCGAGCAAGTGGCGAGAAATGAACGGGACCAAGCAACCGTTCGGAAAGAAATCGGAATGTGGCTTGGCGAAAAGGGATACCAGCCGCCACAAGGCAAAGAAGGCGGATTACAAGACCTTTCCAGTCTCGACCGAATCAACGTGGTTTTGACGACAAACCTACGCATGGCGCGCGGTCATGCCAAATGGGTAAGGAGTCAAACCGGGATTCGGACAACGCCAGCGCAAGAGTTCTATCGCCTAGGAAATCGCATGGTTCCGCGTGATTGGGAAACCCGATGGAATGAAGCAAAGAAGGAGACCGCTGGAACGCCAGGCGTTCATCCTACTCTCAAGATCGCATTGTTGAATCACCCGATATGGGTTGCGCTTTCCCGATTTGGTCAACCTTGGCCGCCGTTTGATTGGGGCAGCGGAATGAGCGTCAAAGGGGTAAGTCGGACACGGGCGAAAGAGCTAGGATTCCAGCTTGACCCGAACAATGACGCGATGCAAAAACCGCTCTTTCGGTCGATGAACGATGGGCTAGAAGTCACGCCAGCAATCAAGGATCAGGACTTGCGCGAGCAAATCGACAAAACCATGGGCCGTATGGTCAAATGGGACGGCGACAAGTTGATTTTTACCGATCCAGACGGGACGAAGAAATACCCGGCGAAGGAACTCGACGCGCTATGGAAACGACCGGCACCGCCTGAATTTGACATCCTGACCCAAAAGGACGCGCTGGCAAAGTGGAAGGCTGGAAGAGCCAAGGAGAAGATTGCCGACCGGGTTACTTTGCGGCGACTATTCGACCGAATCGAAACCGAATCATTGCCGGCGCAAATCTTCCGCGCTTTCAAGCTCGCAGCGAGTGACGCCGCTGGATTCATTCGCGGGCTTTACGCCAAGAGATTCACCATCCCGCCCGATGTTGCCGGGTGGGATTTCGCCGATTCAATCACCGCCGCGAACAAGGCGATTGGCCTGACAGGCGACGGGTGGAAAGTCCTTGTTGCGGTTCGGAACGGGTCGAAGGCGGTTGACGTTGGCGCGCTTAGACCTGGCAAGCCGGGGTTCGTTTACGTTGGCGGGTCAGAGTTCAAGGTTGCGCTTTTCTCGTCAGACAAGGGCAAGCGGACGATCAATATCATGTTGGAGGAATTGACCGAATGAGTCTAAGCCTGACAGTAAAGATTGACGCGGCAGCGGCTAACGCCAGCCTGAGAGCTATCACGATGGCCGTGCAAGACAGGATCGGAATGAACGGCGACATAGCCAAGCGGGTTTCTGACGTTACCGATGACCACTTGCGGTCAAAATACCTTCCGCGCGACCATGACGGACTCCGTTTCTGGGAGCGAGTAATTGAATCTACCGAAGCGGACGCAACCGCCACAAGCGCCACGGTTACGCTCACAGAGCGTGGAATCAGCTTGCGCTACCACGGCGGCAACGTAACGCCCGGAAAGTCGCTATCGAGTCACACAGGCAAAGCAACGCGGGCGCTTGCCATTCCTAGCAGCAAGGTCAGAGTCAAGGACGGGCGGCGGGTAGGTCCGCAGGACTCCGGCACGTTGGCGTTCATCTTCGCAGCCCGAGGCCGTGAGACGGTCGGCTACCTCGTAGAAGGAGTCAAAATCAAAGCAAAACACGGCCCAAACAAGGGCAAAACGATCATCCTGCCGAAAGTTGGCGGGGCTTTGCTCTACACCTTGCGAACCATCACCAGGCACAAACCAGACAAGGGCATTTTGCCAAGCGACGCAGTTATTTCAGCGGCAGCAGTGGCGGCAATCAAGGAGTTTGTGGACTCGTTTGAGTGATCGCAAAACCGGGGGCCATTCGTCCCGGTTGTCAAAGCCTATCCGCCGGGGTTTTATGACGGCGTGAACCACCGCTTAGTCACCGCATTCGCCAGCATCCTTCCCGATGGAGGATTGCCGAATGAGATTGTTTACCTGCCTGAAGGTAGTCATACGATCACGCCATACGTTGACGGCAAGGCTCAAACGATCACGGTCAACGTGGAAGCAGCCAAAGGCAGCGACATCGCCGCCACGCTTCAAACCGCTCTCGACCAGCGCAAGCAATCAAACGTGCGAGCATGGTTTGATTTCGAGCATAAGGGAGGCAAGGCTAGCGCGCTTCCAACCGGGTTCCGCTACGAACCAGGGCAAGGCGTCATGTGCGCGCTAGAATGGACCGGAGCGGGCAAAGAGGCCATCGAAGGAAAGGACTTCAGTTATTTCTCTCCCACGTTCCTGATTGACGAATCCGGCATTCCCGCAGGACTCCCAAACCGGGGGCCACTCGGGGCGCTTGTCAATGAGCCTGCATTTCGCGAAATTCCGCGTATCGCCGCAAGTGATGCGGTTGAAATCTCACCAAACAAAAAGCCGATCATGAAACTACTGCTTGCCAAACTCGGGATCGACCCGGCACACGAAACCGCCGAACAATCGGCACTCGCCAAACTCACCGCCATGGATGGCGAGATGAACGACAAGGCGAAACGGATTACCGAACTGGAAGCGGAACTGGCCGACCTGAAGAAAGGTAAAGACGCCGCAGAAGCCAAGTGCGCCGCAGCCGCCAAGGATCGCGCCGAAACTCTCGTTAAAGCTGCGGTTGCCGATGGGCGTCTTGCGCCGAAGGACGAAGCGACACAGGACAAGTTCCGCACCAAGATCGAAGCTGGAGACACGTTCGCTGAAGAAATCCTCGCAGGAATGCCAAAGCAGCATGTCGGACTTGACAAGCCGTTTGTCACATCCGGAACGGTCACTGCAAAAACCGCCGACAAATACGAAGGCAAGACAGGAATCGCACTTTTGGAAGCCGCGCTCGCAGAAGAACTCGCAGCCGCCAAATAATCCACCCACCACTCACATCGCCTAACCACTCAATACCATGGCTAATCTCAATCTCCTCGACATCGCCAAACTTCGCGGCCACGCCAAAGAAGTCGGACTCATCGAATCCATCGTTACCGCAGCCCCCGAATTGCTCGCAATCGGCGCTCGCACGGTCACAGGCACCTCATACAAAACGGTTGACCGGACCAGCATCCCGACGACTGGATTCACCAACGCAAACGAAGGCATCGCGCCTAGCAAGTCTTCATTCGCTGTGAAGACGGTTGAATGCTTCATCTTCCGTGGTGCTATCAACGTTGACAAGGCGGTTGCAATGGCAAACGAAGACGGCCCCGCCGCTCTCCAAGCCATCGAAGCATCCGGCGTCGGCATGTCTGCCGGTATTGAAATCGGCAAACAGGTATGGTATGGCGTGGACGAAGATTCAAAGGGTTTCCCAGGCCTTCGCGCTCTCTGTCCTGCCGCTATCAAGGTTGACGCGGGCGGCACTACCGCAACCACCGGATCGAGCGTTTATGGCGTGAAATTCGGGCCGCAATTCGTTCAAATGATCTACGGCGGCGGTTCCGTTCTCAGCCTGCCACCGTTCAAGGAACAATCCATCACCGATGCAAACGGCGGGCAATACGACGCCTATGTGAGCAACCTCACCGCATGGATCGGTATGCAATGCGTCCATCCATACGCCATCGGTCGCCTTTACAACCTCACTGCAGATAGCGGCAAGGGTTGCACCGACGCCAAGCTCAACGCGCTATTCCACAAGTATCCAGTCGGATACAAGCCGGACGCATGGTTCATGTCTCGCCGGTCGCTGCAACAGCTTCAGGACTCCCGCACCGTCACGCTGCAAGGCAACGGCAAGATGGGCGCAACCGGAGGCGCGGAAGGAACCGTAGCGCCGATTCCAACTCACGCTTGCGGAATCCCGATCATCGTCACTGACAACATCGTTGACACCGAAACTCTCGGAGCCGCCTAATCCACCCTGATTCAAAACTAACTGACTCACTACCATGGCCCAACTACACTCCCGCCGCCAAAAGGACGCTAATTTCATTGATTCGACTCCAATTCATACCACATCCGCAGTTTCCGCGTCATTTGATCTTGAGCAGGTCACTGGCGGATTGATTGAAGGGTTGCTGGTTGAAATCGTCAGCCCTGCCGACGTTGCCACCACTGGCAAAATCTGCACCTACACGCTGCACGATTCCGCTGACAACTCTTCATTTGCAGCGGTTGACCCGAAGGTTTCAACGACCATCACTGCCGCCGATTCTGTTCTTGGCGCGAAGACGGTCGAGTTCCCGATCCCTCCAAATACTCGCCGGTATATCCGTATCGCCCAAACAGGCGACACGCTAGGCGCGAGCTTAGCACAGTCGTTCACTGTTTCCCTGCTGTTCTGATTGTTGGTTGTTCGTGTTCATGTCCGGTCCCCGCTCGCCGTCGAAAGCGGGCGGGGACTTTCATTTTCTGACTTATGTCCTGGCTTGCCATTACTTCCGATCACATAAAAGCGCGCTTGTCGAATGACGAGCTTTGCGCCTATGTGGACGCGGCGCAACCGGCGGAATCAGGAGTTGACGCTATCGCCGGGATCATCGCGCAGGTGACTGCAATGGTTCGCGGCAAAGTCGCATCCTGCCGCGCCAACCTCGCCAAGATGGGAAGTGCCGGGACTATCCCTAGCGAATGCCTGTTTGCCGCTTGCACAATTGCCCGTGACGCGCTTGTCGGATCGCTGCCACTGTCTGAGGGATCAACTGAGGTTAGGCGTGAGGAATTGCGCAAGGCTCATGAGTTCCTGACATCAATCGCATCGTGCGAGGTCACGATTGAATCACCGGATGGCACGATTCCAGAAGCCGTTCAATCATCCACATCCTACCCGTCTTACGGCGGGGCCGCTTTGCTTGACTTCTAACCATGTCCGCATTTTACGACACTGCCGACGCTATGGCCGCCCGCTTGCAAGCGGATGCTGCGCTTTATGGCGTGGAGATCGTGGTTGACCGGCAACGCGACATTGCGAGCGAACTCCGCAAGTCGATAGGCAAGCAGACAGGTCAAGGCGTGATCGTTATCACATGGACCGGCGGTCAGAATGCCGACGAAAACAACTCGCTTGTCCGCATTCTAACCAACTTCACAGCAACCGGGTTTTTCAAGCCAGTTATTCACCGCAACGAGACGCCAGCCGATGAAATCATTGAAGCGGTTTGCAAGTCGCTTCATGGATGGATTCCAGAAACCGGTGGCCATTTCCATTCCCGCGTTGCCGTCAAAGGGATCGACCCGATTCAAGACACCGAATTGCTCGCCTTGCGCGTAAACCTTTCCTGCACAATCACACTCTAACCAAAAAGAAAAAACACCATGGCCGTTCCCGCATTAACCGAAATCATGCTTGGCGCATTCGCCTATTTCATCCCTGAGGGGACCACCGTTGATTCAGTGACCGTCTCGAAAACGGTCAAGCCTGACAACGACCCGACAACCAACTGGACCGCCTACACCATCGGCGACGTTCTCAACTTCAAATTCGACAAGGAAACGGTTGACATTCAGCGCACCGTTCCGCTCGCGTCTGGAGGTTACACCAAGATCAACAAGATGATCACGATCCAGGATTGGGTGATCCTGAAAACCGCTCAAATGGGCGAATTGGTTCACCGCTTGCAATTCGGCCTAGCATCGGCCATTGCCACCGGAACCGCTCAAACGCCGTTCATCCAGAATGACCGCAAAATTGAAGGATGGCTGCGCATCCAGGGGCGGCAACTTGGCGGGACTGACCGCTTTGTGATTGATTGTTGGTGCGAATGCCGATTGGAGGAAACCGCCGAGTTCAACGCGCAAATTGTTGAGCCGGTTCTACGCTTTACCGAAATCAAAGGCGTCGCGCTTAACAGCGTCAACTTCCCGTCCGGTTCCTAACCGTAATCCGCCATGCCAGCCGCTCCGGATCAACCATTGCCCCCATACTCGCCATTGTCGCCAGCCGCGCCAGTGGCGGTTAATGCGGCGTATTCTCCACTGTCACCGGATGAGCCGGAGCAACCGACATCTCAGGTGGTTTATGCCACCGTCACAGGCACGCTGACCAGCGATGGAAGCACGCCGGAGGCTTTCAGCAATCTGGATTTTGCCGGTGTTCTTTTTGATCGCCCGTCATTTGGAAGCGGTTCAGATGGCATTGCAAGTGACGGAGACGTTTGGGCGCTTTCAAGCTCGACAGCATCATGGACCAGCACAGCAGACGTTGAAACGCCGGATCGAGTTCCGCCTGGCGCATGGCATACGACAACCAACCCGAACGCATGGAAACCAACGGCACCGGCAACAGGGACGCCAGTTGTTAATCTGACCGGATTCGTTCCCGTTTCCAT